CGCCACAATCCTTTAAAAGAATATGTGGTTTTACACCAGACGTCCTTGCTAGATATGTTGATTGGGCAACTGGAAAACTTCATAATCGAATAACGGGTGAAGAAGAACAATTATTCAATGAAATTGTTAATGATGAAGATAAGTATGAATTATTACATAGTTTAGTAGATCTTGTTGGTAATTATGGATTACCAATGGGTGATTTTACACGTGCTGCAAATTGGGGAATGTATAAAGGACATCCTGTTATTATCGATCTTGGATTAAGTCAAGACGTTTATAAACAACATTATTCACGTTAAAAAACTACTGGCATTCCTTCATCATTTTCATCGTAGCCTTCTTCATATCCATCCCATTCTTTGTCATCCCAATCTTCTATTTCACCAGAATATAACTTATCAAACGCTGCCTGTTCATATGCTGCAATTTCTTCTATTAAACGCATAACAATGAGCGTTGCTGAAATACAATCATCCGTAGCACCCGGTTGTGCAGCATATGCACCACGACAACGAACATAAGATTTCAATTCAGATAAAAATATTTTAGAGCGGATTTGCATTTTTCCTTTTTCAAGCATTTCTTTTAAATTTACACAAGCACGCATTTTAGTTCTTGCTGTAGTAGTAAATCCTAATTTATTTTTACCAACTTCAGAAATAAACTCTGCGGTTTTTAATGGTTCTTCATCTGCTTCATATAGTGCAATTAATCCTGCTCCAACACCATTATTTTCAATTGAGAAATATACAGTAGCGCCTTTATTTTCCATATATTTTATTGTATTTTTTAATACTGTATATAAATCATTTGTAGACATTGTATTATAACGATATTCACCAACTTGGATCATAGAAGGAAATTCATATATTGTTATAACACTAAAATCCTCACCGCTGCCGGTTGATGGATCTACACCAACCAAATATGTTGTAAACGGTTTTATTTCATCAAATAATATAACATCATTGACTATTTTCTTAGGTACTATTGCTTCAATTTGTGGTGATAGATTCGCAAGGAATAAAGAATCTATAAGCAGAGCATCTGAAGATAAGAATACACATTCATATTCCTGTTGCCATCGACGTTCACCGATTCTTCCAATTTCATCCTCTTTAAATTTTTCATCACGGCCTGGTGGTTCATCCCATGTTACATGAATAGGATGGTATCCATTTGTACCCATAATAGCGCCACGCCAGACTTGTGCGTAAATATTCATATCACCGTTTGGTGTGGATGTCATTATACAAGAGCCACCTGTAGATAATGTTGGTGCGATAGATGTCCAAAATTCATCCTGAATAGAAGCTTTAACAAACGCAAACTCATCAAGGAATAGGAGGGAAATAGCCATACCACGACCAGAATCTTCAGATGTTGCAGTAGATACAATACGTGAACCGTTATCAAATCCAATCTCGTGTTTATTCCAACCATCATCTTTAACACCTGGCTTAATCCAAAAAGGAAGATTTTCATATGCAAATCTAATACGTAAAATCATTTCCATGGCGTTAGCGTTTTTATTTGATGCTATTAAAATAGTTTTATCAAAATGGAACATTGCAAACCAAAGAAGGTATGCTGCGGACGTAACAGATTTTCCTGTTTGACGAGCTGATAAAACAACCGTATATCGATTCTCTTGATAAGCACGGATCATTTTTTCTTGATATGGATATAATTTAAAGGGCACATCGCCCTTTTTAGGGTGCTGTATCCTTACATACGTTTTTATGAAATAAACAGGGTCTTGGGAACATCTTTTCAGTTCCTGAACCTGTTCGTAAGTATATTCCATCTCCTGATTAGGAGATTTTAGATTTTTATTCTTTCCACGTGCCATTGAAAATCCCTATCAATAAACTTATATTAATGTATTTAGGTATATTTTTTCACAAAATACCAATCTATTTGGAATGGCACCCAAAATAATTAATAAATAAAGCTAAAATATAGGAGTTTTAAAAATATGAGCGATATGTATATGCGTAGATTAGTAAGTACACCCAAGGAAGAGTTTCGTGGGATGGAACATGAAGAAATCGTAGATAAAATTAACAGGATATATGATGATATTATAGAAGAATGTAAAAATGAAGATCCTGAAATTCTTACCTCTTACATGGAACAACGCGAAGATTTAGTTGGCACGGTTGTTAGTATGATAAAGGATTACTTAAATCCTCCTGTTAAAAAAGATGTAATCAAGGAAGCACTCCTAGAAAATATGGAAAAATATGTTTCAGCTTCAACATATCATGTATATGGTAATGAACCACGCAAAAAAGCGTTATTATCTATTACAGAGCATTTTGTAGATCAATTGGCAATTAAACACTTGGTTGGTATTCAACCAATGGCTGGACCTGTCGGATTAATATATTCACTGGGATATAAAGAAGAAGATTCTGATGAACGTAAGATAAGTATGGAAGTGGTTAGTCGTACTGTTGAAGCGTGTTCAAGAAAAACAAATATAAAAATCGTTCCCGAACCTACAGGTTTAATATCTGAAGAAACATGTCTTCGTTGCGGTCGTGAATTAGCACAAGAAGTATATGAAGAAGTTAGACAGGATTTATCGGCATTAGCGGCTAAAGAAGATATAGATGCTAGTAAAATTTTTAAAAATGAAAATGAAATTACACAAAATGAAATACAAACTCTTATCATTAATTTTAACTATTGTGCAAATGAAATTGCGAGAAAAACACGACGCGGTAGTGGTAACTTTTTAATAGTATCAGAAATTCTTGCTAAAATACTTTCAGAAGCTAAAACTATCTTTAAAATAGATCCACTAAAAACATGCCGAGACTATGGTTATTTAAATTATGTTGGTACGCTTCATAATGTAATTGACATATATTGTGATTATACCCTTAAAAGTAATAAAGCTATAATGGGTTATAAAGGTAGACATGGTGAAACTGACACTGGATTTTTTTATTGTCCATATGTAGTAGCAATGGGCAACGAAGTTGTAGACCCTGATACATTTAAACCTCTTATTTCTTTTATAACACGATATGGGAAAGTTGAAACTAGAAAAATAACAGAAGAAACTTCTGAAGATGGTTCTACTACTATGATTCGACGCGAACCTTCAAATTATTATACTGAAATTACGTTTGAAAACTTTCCTGTTTATGATTTAGAAACGATAAAATTTATTAAAGGCGAAGAAGAAATAATCAAAGAAATAGAAGAAAATATAAAAGAGGATTCTTTTGAAGCAACTATGAAAGAAATAATGGAACGTTAATCTTCTGTTTTTCCAGCTAATGTTTTTAAAATATCATTACGGTCAGCTATTATTAAATTATTATGGTTGACCGTTTTTCCTTTAAGTTTACCTTTATCAACGGCGGTCTTATCTTTATGTTGTTTCATATTAGATTTTTCTTTGGCGGCAGTTAATGCAGTATTTAAAAGTTGGACGCCAACTTCCATATTTCGTGCTTTATATTTACCTTCTATAACTTCACTTTCTGCAAGCTGATCTTCAAATGCGGCCAGTGCTGCGTCATAAATTTGTTGAAATTGGTCTTCTATTTCTTTATCTTTATCATCATATTCTTCGGCCACAACAAGTTCGGTGCTCTTTTCAGTACGTGGGATTAATGTAGTACCAGGTTCAATATCAAATATATCTTCAAGTGGATGATCGACAATTACTTCTACTTCTTTTGTTTCGGTGCTCATTTAAAAATCTCTTTTTCAGTTAATATACGAAAGCGCATATTGTATTTATTACAAAAAGCGACTGCCGAGCGCCATTTGGCCTTATTAATTTCCCAAGTAATACCTTCATATAGTTGTGTTTTCTTCTTCTTTCCACGAGTAGTAGGTTGTTTGGTTTCTTTTTCAGGTTTTACTTCTATAATTTCTTGCACCGTAGACCCATCTTTTTTAATATACTTTACCCAAAAATCAGGATAATATTTGTGAATTCTTCCTGTTGTTGGCTTACGATATGGAATGGGTATTATTTCTGAACCCCACTGTAAAACGTTGGGATTATTATCAAGAAAGTTCATAAATGAGCGTTCCCATGAAGAACGATACACAATGTTGTTTACATTTCCAACATATTTTTCTGGGTGTCTTGGTGTAAATCTACCTTTTTGAACACCCTTTCTAGTACCATATTCATGAAAATTTTCTATAAGTTCTATTTCTTCTGGTATCATATCATGTAAATATAGAGCCAGCAAATGCCGCAGCTGTACTAAAAGCATTACTTATAGTTGTTGCTGTTGATTGGTAAATATCTGTAAAAGTATTTGTTACTGTGCCTTTAGCTGTTTCACCGGTTGCTGGATCTAACTCCTGTGCTGCTTTTATGTCTTGTTCAGGCTCAAATACTGGACGTATTGGGAAACGACCGCCTGCTGATGTTGTAGTTTGTTCTACAAATTCTTTCTTATCTAACATACTTAATGCGGGTGTTATATGTAGTGCATCGTATGCTAATTGAAATTCTATTTCATTTCCCGTGCCAGAGTCTGCCATATCTAAATCATCAAGATTCATAGCCAACACTTTTGGATGATGGAAATGGTATACATTCATAAATTTACCATAATCATAGATGTGGAAGAGTCTTATTTCATCAATGATAGATGTGTTTTCACCTTCTAATGCTGTTAAGGATGCGGTGCTGGTATATCCTACGCCGTTTTTCCCCATACTATGTGCTTGAAGATATTCAACGCTTAACATACCATTTTTTTCCATGCCGCCTTCTCTAGCAAGTGGACTTATATTTTCTAAATATTGCGTATAAAAATAATGTCCCCAACCTTGATTATCATCGTAGAAACGCATAGTAACTGGTTCATAAATTACGCGCTTTGGTATACGTGTCCACCAGTTATACATATTAACTTCTTCATGCTCGATACTTATATTTGGACGTGTACTGTTTTTAACTACAAATGCTAATACTCTTCCAGCACTATCCATATTATTATATTGTGGTTTCATCATTATTTGGAGTATGAAAAGAAATTTAAATTTAGGCGCGTACTGTATCATATCCCATGCATATGGTGATGCACCACATACTTCACGAAGTGTGCCGGGTGATGGTTCGGCATCTGTAAAAATACCGGTGGCCAACTGTCCCAAGTTTTGTAAATCCTGCGCATAGCCTGCTGCATCAGAAAGTTTAAATTCACCAGATTTAACTTTTGATATAATATCTTCGGCGGCACCTGTAGCTCTGTTAAGAACCCCAGGATTGAAATCACCTGCACGTCTTGCGGAATTTGGATTTATACCAACAGCGTCAAAAACATAACCGGCGGAATTTGGTATTAATGCGGAATTTGTGTCACCAGTTCTAATAGAATCAGAAAGTCCTGCCAAATCACGAAGACCTTGTGCAACCTTGCCGCCACCTACTTCATTTAACAGTTCTACATCACCTACTTTACCAGCATATTCACCAATCTCGGCAAAAAACGATTGTTTTTCTGCCGAGGCAGAAGTGTCTTTAACTTGTCCGCGTGCACAATATTTAACTGTAAATCTTCGTGGATCTAATGCCATATTAAACTCCCATTATTACTATATTTATTATAAAAACGGTAGAGAAAAAAGGGGGGGAAACCCCCCCCCTAAAATGTTCACTTCCTTGTGAATTTTCTTCCCTGATATCTATTAACCTATGGCACCAGCGCCGCCTGTTGCAACACCTTCACCTTGGTTATAACCGCCAATATCTTGGCGTGCATGGTCGTAGCGTAATGTAGTAGTTATCAAAACTGCGTCACTAGCTGCATAATCCAAATCAGTATAATCTACTTGCTGGAACCAGCAACCTTCAATAGTCCAACGTTCTGTTCTATTATCATTGCCGTCCAACATATCAAGATATGTTACAAATTTGTAAATTGATGCTTCACCTGCGGCTGCAAGCCACTGGCCTTCCGCACCAATTAACCATTGCTGCTTCTGAAGTTGTTCTTGAATAACCTGTGATGCGGTTCCTGATACATCATCTTCGAAACTAAGTGTAATAGGTTCAAAGGTATATTTACCAGCAACCCAAGCACGGGAATTGTAACGATCCAATTGAACTTCATCAAAAGATAAAACTGGACGCGTAACAGTTACTGCTTGCAAACTGAGTGGTTGTGAATTAACCCCACCACCCAAATTAGCGAACGTAATACGCCAGCGGTTCTTCTGTCTTGGATGGAGAATACCTGTTCCTACACCAGGGATACCTTGATCATTAATTGTAGCCATTTTACTTTTTCCCTTTAAATGTTCTCTTTATGTATTTACCATAAAGTTCAAATTATTCCTTAAATCTCTGCTCCGGTTGCAACTATACGAATTGGAATGTAAATAAATTCAGCCGCTTTAACAGGTTTTAAAGCAATGTCTATGTACATTTCATTTCTATCGATACGATCTGGTGTGTTATTACTATCATCACAAACCGTAGCAAAGTCATACAAGCCGCGTTTGATAATCAAATCACCAAGGAAAGAATCAACGACCGCTTTTAAATTATCGCGTGTTAACTGATCATTTGGTTCAAACACAAAACTCAACGTATTTCTACGAAGTTGGCGTTTAATATATTTGATTAATCGTGAAACGTTTACACGATCCATCGCACTAGCAGCAGGTGCTGATGTTTTTTGACCCCATACAACAAATCCATTTCCTGGAAAGAATGCTATAGGGTTGATATCACCACTTGCAAGATATTGATATAATGCATCGCGCTGTCCTGGATTTAATGCTACAGAAACAAATGTTGTTGGTGTACCAAGTTCGCCAGTAACATATCCCAAATCACTAATACCTGTAATAGTACCACGACGAATACCAGCTGGTGCAAACCACAAATAAGATACATTATCACTATATGTGTAAGTACGCAATGCAACACCAGATGCCGCAACAACTACATTCTTACCATCAAGGTTAGAAGCAAGTGCGTGTGGATAATAGTATGCTACATGTACAGAGCGTTGACGTGCTGTTGTTGCAGCCCATCCTGTAGATGGATTTGTGATTCCATCTGGACTTTTATCCATTGGGGTATCAGCAATAACTAATGCTTCGTCTTGCATATCGGCCACAAGTGCAAGAAGTTCGTCTACTACTTCAGGAAAACCTGGGCACAATATCAAATTATAATCAAAGTTTTCTGCACGAATGTCAGTGTTACCATTAATAGATGCTTGTAATGCAGTTACGATAGCAACACGGCGAGCGGCATCATTAGCGCCAAGCATTGTTCCGTTTAAAAATTCAAGTGTAAATTTAAAATCATCTGTAGCGGCAAGTAAAAAATCACCTGCTTCAGTTGGCGTAAATTCACCAGCAATTGTTCCACCACCTGGAAAAGTTGGATAAAGACCAATATTACTTGATACGTAATCAAAACCATCGTATATTCCTGTCGATGCCATATCATAACCATTAGCAAATATATCAAGTGCTGATGCTAAACCAACAGCACCAAAGAAATCTGTTTCTATGTTAACAAAAGAATATGCTTCAAAAAGGTCTGCCATTGCGGTTCTTGCAAGATCTTGTAGTTCTGTAGCTGTTACTGTTACTGTTGTACCTGGAAGGTCACCAGCTAAAGCATCTTTTTCATTTATAAAATTTTGTACAAGGTTGGAAAGTGCAATCTGTGCTTCTAATGCTTTCGCATCAAACATATCGCGAATATCTGCGATATCGTCATTTAAATTAACATTTGTACGTATAACATATGCGCGGTTGCCTATGCCAAGGTACTGGTTCAATGCAAATAAACCATATTCATTTCTTGCATCGCCGTGGTGTGGATCGCCTGTTGTACCATCTTCAAGGAAACGTGGAATACCATATAATTGTGTACTCTGGCTCAAAGATGTAACAGTACGAACAACATCGTATTCATAAGTGCCTTCAGCTGGTGTAATACCATCCGGCTGAAGCTTTTCGTCTGCTGTAGCAATAAAAAACAACGGAACGGTAGGTGCTGACACAGGGATGAAAAAACTTTCATCCGTTACTGTTACGCTTACTCCTGCGCTTACCAAAGTTGCCATATCGGATTCTCCTTAAACTTAATATTATTTTAATC